ATTAATCCACTACGAACCACGGCTTGCGGAAATGCGCTACACGCACCAAAATATGAAACGCCAATCGACGACCATACAACGGCACATGATATTTGAAAGGGTTATTTTCCAATTCAAGAAAACGCCTAATGGCCGTATAGAAATGATTCGTAAAGAGGACATGAAAAAGATGCTAAAAGGCATGTCTCCCGACCTTTTTGACAACGTTATATTGCTTTGCGGTGGTACGTGCTATGATTGCTATAGGATTTTGCGCGACGATGCCGGAATAATGCGCAAGCAAGCGCAAGCAAGCGATATGTTGACGTTTTTGGGGATAAACGAAGAACAAGTAGACACAAGGTTGCAACGTGTAAGAAAGATACGTAATGCGAGCGAAATATTAAACGTTTTAAGTACAATATGATTAGGATAAAAGACATTAATTGGTTTTTAAGCGAACCGACAAGGCTTTTGCAAATGAAGCCTTTCACACGCGGTGGCAAGATGAATAGTCATGGGTTTGAAACGCAAGAAATACTTAACAATACGACACTTGAAACAGGGTTTGCAAATCTTACACTAAGACCTATTTCGCAAGATACGTATATAACGGAGTATAAGCCAGACCTACATCACATCATCTACAACAAGACGATACCGCATATCAAGGTAGTGTTGAACGGAATTGAAATCCCTGCTGGTGATTTGGAGATAACCCAAACGGCAGCGTTCCAAAAACTTATCCATTCGGCACATGTTCGTAGTCTTACGTCAAACCCGTTGGAGTTCAACCTTTGCAATGTTGACAAAGAACAAGGTGGTATTGACCAATTTGAATACGTGAAAAGCGAATGGAGTTGGCGAAACATGGATTGGTGGTTAGGGCGTGCAATCAACACTTGCAAACAACTTGGCAATTGCGGATTGTTGTTTAGTTTCGACACAGAGGAAGGCAAGTATTCCGTTTCAAGCTATAGTTACGAAGATGGCTATCAAGTTATCCCGAACTATGATGAATACGGGATTGAAATAGCGCGTTCTTTGTGTTATCAAATAGACAACAAAATAGTAATTGACACATACGACAATAACTTTCATTATCGTTGCACACAAGGCGAAACCGGATGGTCTATACAAAGGGAAAAACACGGCTTTAGCCGATGCCCGTTGTTAATAAAACGAGGAAAGGTGGCTTGGGAATATGCGGAAAGTTCCATTGAAATTTGGGAACTTATGACAAACATTCAAGCAATAGCGCTAAAACGCTTTGGTACATTTGCCTTGGCTTTTTGGGGAGAAATGGACAAGGAAACGTTCTCGCGTGATTCCTCGACGATGATTATCAACCTATCAAGCGATACCACACAAGGAAAGCAAGACGTAAAGGTGTTGGAACTTCCCGAACCGCAGACAATGGACGGTTTCTTGAAAACCGTTGAGGAAAAAATATCGTTGTTTGGTTCAACGTCATTCATTACCCCAAAGGATATTACCGCAACAAATAGTGGAGGTAACGGTATTGCGCTTGCAATGTCAAACGACTATGCGCTCGCAACGCAAAGCGCGCTTGATTGGCGTAAGTTTGTGAACGACATGGTGTATTTGCACCAAGAAGGGCTTGACCTTGAAAACAACGCTACCGAGAAATACGGAAAGCTACGCATTAGCGCAAAGCTTGTGCCTTGGTCGCTTGAAACAAACAATACAAAGATTACGAACTTGCAAATGGAGTCCAAGTGGCTTTCAATGAAAACTATTATCGAAAAGTCGCCGGATGCTGCACCGAACGAAGTAGAGCGCATTATCGAGGAACGCGGTTCGCTTATACCTCAAGAAGGTGTTAGTGATGCAGATAGCGAAAAGGCCGCAAGAATATCTAAGAACAATAGTAACGAAATAGTTGATAATCAAGTCCAAACGGGACTTTCTTAATAGAGGAGGATTGATATATGGGATGGATGGAATTTGTACTTGCAATTGTGACATTGGTGTTTGGCGGTGGATGGTTTGTCTATTATCGAGCCAACAAGATGAAAGCATACGGCGAGGCATGGGAAAGTCAACAACATGTTTACCAAAACACGATTGCAGACTTGGAAAAAAGCTGTGAATTTATACGAAACGATAGGGATTTGCTACGCAAGGAAAACGAGGAGTTGCGTAAAGAAAATAGAGAATTACGTGACAAGATTAAGCACCTTGAAAGCCTTATTCTTGATATAAGAAGGGATATGGCAAGGCAAGGTAGGCGAATCGAATCGTTGACTAACAAAACAAAAAAGGAAACCAAGCAACGTAGTAAGGAGGACAAATAATGCAAACACTAAGAATAGGTAGCCGAGGAAACGACGTAAAGATATTGCAACGCGCACTGAATCTTTACGACGATGGTATTTTTGGAAATTTGACACTTGAACGGGTAAAGGAATTTCAAAAAGAGAACGGCCTTAATCCGGATGGTGTTGTTGGCGATAAAACTTGGGAAAAACTTTTTGGCGGTAAAAGTACGATTGCTAAATCAAAACGGAAAATAACAGAAATAATAGTTCATTGTACGGCAACGCCGGAGGGAAAGCATTTTACCGTTTCCGATATTACACGTTGGCACAAGCAACGCGGCTTTTCCACTATAGGCTATCACTACGTTATATATCTTGACGGTTCGCGGCATTTAGGACGTAACATTGATATTAGTGGCGCGCATTGCACAAACCACAATTCACATTCAATTGGCGTTTGTTACGTTGGTGGGCTTGCAAGTAATGGTGAAACGCCAAAGGACACACGCACACAAGCACAGAAAGCGGCCTTGCTTGCGTTATTACGCGAACTACGTAGGATATACCCAACGGCTAAGATATATGGCCATAGGGATTTTTCTGCAAAGGCATGCCCATGCTTTGACGCAAAACGCGAATATTCAACAATCTAAAAGTGAATGCTATGACAAAAGACGAAAAAATAGAATTTGCGAAAATTTGGCACGAACAACAAAAGCAAAATGTTGGTTGTGGCACACCTTTGTATGCTTGCATAATAGTTGCGTTAGTTATCTTGTTTTCTTCTTGCACGCCACGCGCCATAGTTGAATATCGTGATAGGGACATTAATCACTATATAACAAAAGTGGAAAAAGATACCGTAACGCAAAACACAAGGGATAGCATATATTTTGAGGTAATCAAGAAAGGCGATACGGTCTATGCAACAAAGTACAAGGAGAAATATATTTATTTAGACAAAATCCAAATAAGGCGCGATACGTGTTGGCGTGATAGCGTTGTCACACAATACAAGGAAAATATTAAGGAAATAACAAAAATACCTAAAATATATAAGGTTTCGCTTGGGTTCTCAATGCTTTTTGTTATATTTGCAATATTAAAATTATTGACATGGCTAAAGAAACGTTAGGAAGAAATATCACGTTCCCGATATATAGCGAAGACGGAACTTCGTTTCACAACCTTGTCTTGCATAGGGCGGTTGTGGATAGTGTCGTAATGTCACTTGGAGACAAGATAACTGGTGATGTTTATTATAAAGACAACGCACTTGATGTTACGATGCACGAATACATCATGTTCAAGAGAAATCCGAATGATGCGAACGAAGATGCCGTAAAGTATGTTCTTGTAAGCCCACCTACAATAGTTCGCGAGGGTATGGTCTCGGATAACTCCGAACTAAAGGGAATGACAAAATACTCTTTCGTGTTCTACCATCCGATGTATGTGTTGAACAACATACCTTTTAGCGATGTTGCGGTAACAACCGAGCAAGAACGCTACTTGTCGCAAAACAAGGAATTTTCTTGGATTGGCTATCCGGACGATTTTATTGCAAAGGTAAATAAGAACTTACAACAAACACAATGGACGGTAGAGAAAAGTTCGCGTTTCCCGAATGAAAAAGATACCGTTCTAAGCGGAGTTTTATCGTTTAGCAACAACACTATTGCCGATGCTTTAAAAACATGGTACGACACATGGGAAATACCTTATGTTATAGACGTTGTAAAAAGCGGAGAACAAGGTTATTCTGAGGGAAAGCGGTTTAAGATAGTGTTTGGATTGCCTTCAACCGAAATCTACGCACAAGGAAATAATAGTACGCCATTTGTGTTCCAAATGGGAAAAGGGCTTGGGTTAAAGAACAATTCTCGCACACCACGAAACAACAAGATTATAACGCGTATTAGCGGATATGGTAGCGAAAGTAACATTCCTTATGGCTACCCACAAATCATTTGGACTGGAAACCAATCTTGGGATTACACGATAAACAACGCAAGCGGCATGCAAACAATTACCGTTGGCGGTAGGACAATACAAGCGATGTCTTATCCTATTTACGACGGTATAGTTGGTGGCCAAAAAGTAAGGCTAATCAAACACCCGTTTACGCGTACACATCTTATGCCTACGATTTATACGCAGACGGTTGATAAGAAGGTAAACCCACTCAATCCAAACTATAACCCGAACGGCGAAATTATTGACTACTACGACGCAATATCATCACAAGAATATCAATACCCGAACGAAATAGACCTAACCGCACCGTCATACCAAATACACGAATTTGATGTTAAGCCGGAAATGAACACGGACGGAGAAAGCGTTGGGATTGTAGATGCCGTTCCACTTAATGCCGACCTTACACCTGCCGACGCTTGGGATGATTCTATCGACGATGATGGCAATTTCATACAAAGCTATTTTAGGTTGGATTTGCCGATATTGCCATTTGATGTTTACGCGTGCGCTTCGATAACGGAGCAAATGTTTGTAAACATGCTTTCAGGTGCATGTATCGGTTGTACTTTTGGCGTACAAGTTGACTGGGAGGACTACAAAAGGAATTTCTATCACGAAGATGGTACGTTTGACCCAGTTATACATACCGAAAGCGGCGACGGTCACGTCAGGGATGGTAGCCGATACCCCGATAGTAGCCAAACGGCAATTAGCCTAATAGTGCAAAAGGACAACGAAACGTTTGGAACAATAATGCCTAACGTTTACCAACAACCGCATGTTGGCGACACATTCGTTATCTTGGGAATATCACTACCTGCAGAATACATCACAAATGCCGAAGAATATCTTGACGAACAAATGAAATCGTATATGCTTGAAAACAACGTGCATTATTACGATTATCCCTTAAAGTTCGACGAGTATTTCTTAGCCACACATACAAATATCCTTGCGCAAATAAAGCCAAATGCAATTGTTCATTTTACGTTTGGTGACGAACAACAACTTGAATTGTACGTAAAGCAACTAACGGTTAAATTCGGACAAAGCGTATTGCCACAATACGAGATAACGCTTACGGACAACATCGAGGTTGTGCTTAACCAAATAGGCCAAGTAGCCGACGATGTAGAAAAGTTGTCCTCGTTGTTGTCTATAATGCGCGAAGGGTATTCCCGTAACGTTTGGAACGAGATAGCAAAGAAACTTTCAAAAGTTAGCGATGATACCGCCAAAGGAAAGATAACGTTTGAGAAAGGCGCGGAATTTGGTACATACAATACTGGCGCACTTGGTAGTGGTGGTGCAATCAACATAGACCAAAACGGAAATTCAAATGCAGAATTTGATTTCCTTACGATACGAAAAGCTGCATCGTTTAGAACGATTTCCATTCTTGAACTAAAGCACGTTGGCGGTGAAATGGGATTGACAGCAGGTGCGATGAAAGTTTCTGCCGTAGAGGAACTCTCCAATGCTTATCGTTGCTATTTTGACACAAGTGATGGCACAAAGCAGGTGTATCAGGAATTCGTTGTAGGAGACCAAGCACGTTGCCAGCAGTTCAGGCTTGATGAAGATGAAAGCGGAATGCTTACAACAAAGTATTATTGGAGACTTGTTACTGGTGTAGGTGATAACTACGTTGATTTGTCCAAAACGGATTGTGACACGGGTAGTGGAATACCGCAAGCAGGTGACGAGGTGATACAATTAGGTTATCGTGACGAAATAAACAATGTCGCCACAACGCCACACCCAGAACGTCAATCCGCTATTATTCTTTCGGCGGTTGAAAACCAAGCACCTTCTATTAGATACTATCAAGGTATCAATAGCTACAACTTGTCAAACACGATTGTCAAGGAAGACTATTACGACCCGACAACAAGCCTGTTCCACACTAACACCTATGGCGAAAGTTATGTAGGCGCAAAAGACCAATCGACTTACATGAAATACACGCAAGAGAATGGTGTGGAAATAAAGGGCGCAATGCAACTTACAAGCGGCACTACACTTGAAGATGTTAGCCTAACTCAGATAATCAATAATATAAGTGGTGTTGCGAACCAAGCGCAAGAAGATGCCGCCGACGCACAAGATGCAGCCACACAAGCACAGTCGCAAGCAGAACAAGCC